GTACACGAATATTAAACCAAGTGAAAAATATGGTACATACGGATATAACGTTGGTTTAATAACTTTATTGTTGAAAGATACTGAAGTTAATACTGAAACAAGAACAATTAAAAGAGCATTTAACGTATCTCTTGCGACCTCAGCGGTTGTATTTTGGACAAAACCTTATGTTGTAAATCCAAAGCTCACATTATCTCCCCAAGTATTCTTAATGAACTCACCAATTTCATATAACCCCAAAACAGGTGAGTCAACGGTGAATAGACAATTTTCTTTCTTAGTCGGTTCCTCATTTGATTATAAAATAAGTAAACGATTCGGATTAAGCCTAAACTACAGAGCATTGGGTAACTCAAGTTCTCCAATTCTTAGCAATTTCTTGATTGGTTCAAGATTAATGTTATAACAATATGAAAAAGATATTTGACATCAGACACATAGTAATACTCATAATGGTGGGTGTAATAATCTTCTTACAATTTTTCGTTCCTCCACAAATTGAAATAGAAGAAAAATTGGTTTATGATACAATCCCTCAGGAAGTTATTTATGAGGTCGAAGTTGAGGTTCCATACGAAGTTGAAGTGGAAAAAATCGTTGAGGTTCCATCCCCAACACCACTTGTTGACACTGCATTCATCTTAAAAAATTTTTTTATAAAAAATTTCGTTCAAGATACAATAATGTTGAGTAATAATCAGGGGGTTATATATTTGTTTGACACCATTTCACAAAATAACGTTGTTTCAAGAAAGTTTACAACAAATGTAAAACCTAAGATTGTTAGGGAACCAGCACCTGAACCACCAAAAGTTAGAAACCAAGTTTATGTGGGATTGAACGGAGCCTTAAGTCATCAAGATTGGGTCAACTCACTCGGGACAAGTATATTATTGAAAACAAAAGATGACAAGATATTCCAATTGGGTGGTGGTGTTGCAAATAGAACCTTTGATGGTGTTACTGGTAAATTTACCCCATATGTAACAGGAGGTGTTTATTGGAAATTAAAATTTAATAGAGAGTAAGAGTATTTATAGGAAATATCAAACCAATGGATTTAAGAGAACTAATCAAAGAAACATTAGAAGAACATTTGAACAAATCTTTAATTATTAAAGAATCAGTTGAACTTTCTGAGGCATTGAAATACCATGTTGATAATGAATTGACTTTAACAAATAACATTTTCAGAGCTTATTCTGAAAGTTATTTCGATTTGGTAAATGAAGTGAGAAGATTGTGGGAAGCGGGTAAGATTAAATTGAATGAGGAGGATACTTTGATGGTTGAATCAGACTTGGGTAAAAAAGTAATGATTAAGGGTCAATTAATCTATCTTGATGCGCCATTTGTAACTGAAGAAGAAGATGAGGAAGACGTTTTGGAAGAAGCAAAACATAGAGGTAAAAATGTTAAGTTGAACAAACCATTCAGAACTTCAGGAGGACCAAAGAAATTTGCGGTTTATGTCAAATCTCCGAGTGGTGGTATTAAAAAAGTATCTTTTGGAGACCCTAACTTGAGAGTTAGAAATAAAAATAAGGGTGCTGCGAAATCATTCAGAGCACGACATAAATGTGACCAAAAGAAAGACAGAACTACCGCAGGATACTGGAGTTGTAACGTAGGTCGTTACGCAAAACAGCTCGGATTATCATCTTCAAATTCTTGGTAATGGATTTCCCTTTTGAACAAATAGAAGTAGATAATAAAAAAATTAGGACGTTTAGTCCTGATGTAGAGGAAGAAGAATTAAAGTGGCACCAAGACTTAAGTGATCGTAATGTAACCATTATTGAAGATGGTGGATGGTCATTTCAAATGGAAAATGAATTGCCGGTCAAATTGTCTAAGTCCAGTCATATTCACATCCCTAAATTTGTTTGGCACAGAGTCATAAAAGGATCGGACCAATTGGTGGTCGAAATTGAAGAATTATAAGGTATGGAACCATCAAGTCCGTTATGGAACAAAATCAATAGATTTTTAGAAACACATACATTCAATTTGGAATGGACTCCTCCCGGTGCCGATGAATCTTTCAAATTCCACACAAACTTCAAAATGGAATTAACAGGGACAAAAATTTATAGACAAGTCAATGACAAAGAATATATTGAATATAGACTTTATATTCTTCCATCAGGAGGAGGGTCAGATATATATTTTTCATCAATTAAAGATTTGGCGGGAGAGAGAACATTAACCGCCGAACGTGGATCTTATTATATGGTAGTTCGTAAAACCAATGATTTATTATCTGATGTTTTAATTTACTTCGGGATAGAAAATCCATTAGTTTGTACCGAAGTTGTTAATCTTGTAGATTAAAGTATTGTTACCCTATTTTTTTCAAAATATTTTTCACCACATCTATCAAAGCTTGTTTCCCAACCAAAACTAAACCAGTTGCAAGTAATCTTTCGGCGATTAATATTGATGCAGTTTCAATGTCTTCCGTTTGACTTAATACAGATTGAACATCTGTAATAATAGGAATTAAGAAACTGTAGGCAATCGCCTCCAAAAATGTTCCAACTCCTGTGTTAGCAGACGATAAAAAGTTTGTAAATGCGTCTCTTAATTGTGTTCCTTTTCGAAGGCCGTCCTGAAAAATATCTTCCAAACCATTTTCCTTAATTAAGGACATAATTTTCACAAATGGTCTTTTGGTCTCGAAAAATAATGCAAAAATAATTCCCACTAATACCAACATTCTTTGGTCTTCATTCAAAGCTAAATGTTGAGTTCTCAAATATTGGTCAAGAGGAAGAACCAAACCTCCAACTGATGTACCCCAAGTCAGCAACATTCTTAGGTTTATACCATAAGATTTGAAGACTTTATTTAACATTTGTTTTGTGAAGGCATACATGTTTTTCATGTATAATCCAAGTTGGGATTTTTCTTCTTCTTGAAGAAGTACTCTTAGTTGAGATTCTGTAATTAAAAATTCCATATGAATATAAATATATTGTATATATTTATTGTTATGAAAGGATTATTAAATGCGGAATTAAAAGTTGGAGATAAAGTTATGTGCTATCACATGGATGGAGAAATTGGTGTGCCTCCTGGAACGATTGGTGAAGTTACCGGCGTAACCACTGACCCCTTTGAACCTAATGGAGATGAAAAGATAATTAGTATTAAATGGGAAAATGGGACTAATTTAGCACTAATTAGTTCTACTGATTCGTGGAAAAAACTTATGTCTTAAGAATAAAGTGGGAGAGATTAATTTTCTCTCCCGTAGTCATCCTCTTTAATTTCTTTCATATTTACGAGAAAGTGTTAAATGATTCAATCTTCAAGAAAGTTTGTCCACTTGAATTATCGAGAATTTTTTCCATTTCTGAAACTGCCATTTCTTTTTCAGCATATTTTTTACTAAACAAAATCCCTCGAAAATATCCATACCCATCATAGTATCCATTATCGTAAGGATTAAAAATTACAAATACTTCTTTAACTTTTTTCATTTTTTTAACCAATAATCTCCTTTAATATAATTTTCAATAGTTTTTTGTGGGAGTTTGGCTTTGAATATTGCATTCAATTTTCCTTTTGAATTATAATGGAATACCCAAGGCCAACCACATTTGTAATTTGCTTTTGAATTTTCCATATCTTATTTAATTTTCTAAATGGAAAAATTCTTCAATACTTTTGTTCATCGGACAATTTAATTTTTCTATCTCATTTGATAAACTACGTAGAAATTCTTCAGACCAATACCCCCAAGTTCTGTTTTTTGGTGGGTCATAATAAAAGAATCCGTCGATGTTTACAAATGAACCTACAACAATACCTGTTGATTTCAAACTTATTTCGTAAGTTTTATTTTTCACTTTTTCTGTAACTTGTAACATTTATTTGAAGTTTATAACAATTTTAGTCCCGTAATCATCTATTTTATATCCACTCCATCTATTATCAAGTGCAAAGTATTTTTTGAAGTTAAATATTATTATTTCTTTACCCTTGTAATAAGACACTAATGAATTGAGAGCGTAATCAATTGAATATCCACCTTCCAATTTATGTTCGAGGATAAGGTCTGTGATATCAGGTTCGACATCAGTACTAAGTAAGATAACAACTTGCATGACTCAATTTGATAAAGGAGCTTTGATGCTCGGGTGAGATTGATAATTTATTAATTCAAAACATTCTGGTCTATAGGACATGATTTTTTCAATGAAAGTTTTTTCACCTAAGTGTTCTTTTACTTTTTCATGTTGATACCAATTCCTTTCGGTAATTTCTACTTTTGGTAATTCGTATGGTTCTCTACTGATTTGTTCTTTAGCTTGGTCAATATGATTTTTGTATAAATGCACATCACCCAAATTACCAATCAATTCATCAGGTACCATATTCACTTCCTTTGCAAGGATTTCTAACAACAATCCATAAGAGGCAATGTTAAATGGTAATCCTAAGAATGTATCTACTGAACGTTGATTCCACATTAGGGAGATTGCTCTCTTTGGTGCATAATCCAATGGATCGAGGTTTTTCGCATAACCCATCTTCTCGTATGCTTCAACTTGCTCTTCAATACTTAACTCTCTTGTATAAACTTGAAATCCATAATGACAAGGAGGAAGTACCATTTGGTGAAGTTCACCAACGTTCCAAGCACTGACCATCAATCTTCTACTATCGGGATCATCTTTCAAATCCTCAATCAAATTTTTGATTTGGTCAATTTTGATACCATGATGTGTTGGTTGACCTGGAGTAACATAATGGTTCTTTTTAGTTTGGTTAGTCCAATTTCTCCATTGTTTTCCATAGATAGGACCCAACTCACCCCACCACTCAGCTAGTTTTTCATCTGTCTTGATACCCTTGATGAATTCTTCTTTTGTTATCTCGGGGCAGTTTACACACTCTTGACGAAACTTTGTAATATAGTTCTTATATGCATCACCATCCCAAATATGACAATCATAATCCAATAAGAATTTGATATTGGTATCCCCACGTAGAAACCATAAGAGTTCCGTCACCATAGTTTTCCACGCCATTTTCTTTGTGGTAAGTAAAGGAAATCCCTCACTCATTTTATGGCGGATTTGTCTACCAAAAACGGAAAGGGTTCCAGTTCCTGTTCTATCCTTTTTTTCTACTCCATTCTCTAAAATGTCTCCGAGTAGTTGTTGATATTGTCTTTCTATGTTATTCAT